TTGAAGAAACAAAGTCCCCCAACGCCAACATCCGTTTGAAAGCTTTGATCGCGCTAGGCAAGGTCACGGAAGTGGGGCTCTTTACTGAGCAGATTGAGGTCAAGAAGATTGAGATGTCGGATGCTGAAGTTGAGCAGCGCATCAAAGATAAGTTGGCCAAGTTCATGGGAGTGATAGACGTGGTGGACGTTTCCGAGCGCGCAGATGATAGTCCACAAGAGAAGAATGATGGGCCAGATGGACTTTGAGCAGTTCACTTCTATCAGCAAGGTGGAGCTTGAGGCCATCCAGAAGGCGCTTCCCTATATGTCGTTGAGCGACAAGATTGAGTTGCTGGGTGATATAGAAGTGCGCGAACGTCGCGCTAGCCTTACGGCAGCTAAGACAAACATGTTGGGCTTTGCTACATCTGTGTACCCCGGGTTTAAGATTGGCCCGCACCACAGGAAGCTGGCAAAGATCTTTACGGACGTGGTTGAGGGCAAGAAAAAGCGCGTGATTATCAACATCGCGCCACGTATGGGTAAGTCTGAGTTCTCGTCTTACCTGTTCCCCGCGTACTTCCTTGGCAAGTATCCCAACAAGAAGATCATCATGGGCACGCACACTGCGGGTCTGTCGGAGGACTTCGGTCGGCGCGTGCGTAACTTGATTGACTCTGAGGAGTACCGTGATGTTTTTCCGCAAACCTTGGTGGCAGACGATCAGAAAGCTGCCGGTAAATGGTCTACAAGCGCTGGCGGTCAGTATTATGCTGCTGGTGTCGGGGGCGCTCTTGCTGGTCGTGGTGCTGATCTGTTCGTTATTGATGATCCTCATTCCGAACAGGACGTTAAGGTCAATAGTCGACTGGCTTTTGATACCGCATGGTCGTGGTTCCAGACGGGCCCGCTCCAGCGTCTGATGCCGGGCGGTGCGATCATCATCGTGATGACGCGGTGGTCGCTGTTAGATCTGACTGGGCGTTTAATTGACTACCAGTCGAAGAATCCTGACTCGATTCCGTGGGAGATTGTGGAGCTTCCGGCCATTTTGAACGAAGATGAGGACAACGAGAAGTCACTTTGGCCCGAGCAGTGGCCACTTGAGAGCTTAAAAGCTACAAAAGCGTCAATTGACCCCCGGTATTGGAACGCGCAGTACATGCAGCAGCCCACATCGGAGAACTCGGCCATCGTCAGCCGCAAAATGTGGCGTATTTGGGAGCAGGATGACCCGCCAAGGTGTGAATACATCATTCAGTCTTGGGATACGGCGTTTGAAACCAAGAACAACTCCGACTATTCCGCGTGTACAACGTGGGGTATCTTCTACAACGAGGAAGAAAATGACTCCCCCCAAGTTATCTTACTGGATGCGTTTAAAGATCGCATGGCTTTCCCTGAACTTAAGGTGGTGGCGCTTAAGCAATACAAGGAGTGGGAACCTGATGCGTTCATTGTGGAGAAAAAGGCATCAGGCGGGCCCTTGATTCAGGAACTCCGGGCGTTGGGAATCCCAGTCCAAGAGTTCTCTCCCAGTCGCGGTAACGACAAGATGGTGCGAGTGAATGCTGTTGCGGATTTATTCAGCAGTGGTAAAGTCTGGGCACCCGACACACGCTGGGCACGGGAAGTGATTGAAGAGATGGCCGCGTTCCCAGTTGGGGAGCACGACGACTACGTGGATACAACAACACAGGCGCTGCTACGCTTTAGGCAAGGCGGCTTTATTGCTTTAGACACGGACGAGAAAGATGACCTTGAGATCTTTCGCCGCCGGAAACATGAATATTACTAGGACTACACATGGCAACGAATATTGACAAAGCGCTGTACCAACAACCAATGGGCATTGAAGAGTTGGCGCAGGGCGAACCCGAGATTGAGATCGAGATTGTTGATCCCGAAGAAGTCACCATTGGCATGGACGGACTGGAGATTACTCTCACGCCCGGAGAAGATGACGGCGAAGAAGGTTTTGACGACAACTTGGCCGAGTACATAAAAAGTGGTGCCTTGCAGTCGCTGGCGGGTGACTTGGTATCTGACATTGACAACGACAAGAATGGCCGCAAGGATTGGGAGAAGACATACGTTGATGGTCTGAAGCTGCTGGGATTGCAGATAGAAGAGCGCACTGAACCATGGAACGGCGCATGCGGTGTGTTCCACCCCATGATTACAGAAGCCGTTGTGCGCTTCCAAGCGGAGACAATCACTGAGACATTCCCAGCCCAAGGGCCTGTGCGTAGCAAACTCATCGGCAAAGAAACGCCAGAGATGAAAGAAGTGGCGTCTAACGTTGAAGACGACATGAACTACGAGTTGACGGAAGTCATGACGGAGTACCGCGCTGAACACGAGCGCATGCTTTGGTCACTGCCAGCCACAGGCTCAGCGTTTAAGAAGGTCTACTATGATCCCAATTTGGGACGTCAGGTGTCGATGTTTATTCCTGCGGAAGATATGTATCTGCCGTACGGCACAACAGACTTGGATACTTGTTACCGCATCACGCACGTCATGCGCAAGACCAAAAACGAGATCATTAAGCTTCAGCAAGCAGGTTTTTACATCGACGTTGATTTGCCTGACTCACCAAAAGAGTTGACTGACATTCAGAAAGCCAAAGACAAAGAGACAGGCTTTAGTGATTTGAACGACGACCGCTACACCCTGTATGAGTGCCATGTAGATTTGAACCTTGAAGGTTACGAGGACAAGGACGACTCTGGTGAAGAGACCGGCATCATGCTGCCGTACGTTGTCACGCTGATTAAAGGCTCTAACGACATCCTGTCAATCCGCCGCAACTGGAAAGAAGATGATGACCTCAGACTCAAGCGCCAACACTTTGTGCACTACCAATATATCCCGGGTTTTGGAGCTTACGGCTTCGGGCTTTTCCATCTTATCGGAGGCTTTGCTAAATCCGCTACCTCCCTCATGCGACAACTTGTCGATGCAGGAACACTCAGCAACTTGCCCGGCGGACTCAAGACACGGGGCCTGCGAATCAAAGGTGATGACACACCAATCGCACCCGGAGAGTTCCGTGATGTAGACGTTGGCTCGGGCACGATCCGCGACAACATCTTGCCGCTCCCGTACAAGGAGCCAAGCCAGACGTTGTTTAACTTGATGCAGACCATCGTTGATGAAGGCCGCCGCTTTGCTGCGACTGCTGACATGAAAGTGTCTGACATGAGCGCTAACGCGCCTGTCGGTACAACGCTTGCGTTGTTGGAGCGTCAGTTAAAGGTGATGACTGCGGTGCAGGCGCGTGTGCACTTTGCCCTGAAGCAAGAGTTCAAACTCTTGAAGAACATCATCCGCGACTACACAGACGCGGACTACACATACACACCCGAGTACGGCACTCGCAAAGCTAAGAAAGCCGACTATGACTTGGTGGACGTTATCCCCGTGTCAGACCCCAACGCTGCGACCATGTCTCAGCGCGTTATCCAGTATCAAGCCGTCATTCAGATGGCGCAGATGGCTCCGGACATTTACAACTTGCCAGAACTTCACCGCGGGATGTTGGGCGTGTTGGGTATTAAGAATGCCGAGAAGCTTGTACCAATTGAGGACGATCAAAAGCCGATTGACCCAGTGCAAGAGAATCAGAATGCGCTTAAAGGTAAACCGCTTAAGGCGTTCTTACACCAAGATCACGCTTCGCACATTCAAGTGCACATGATGTTGATGCAAGACCCGATGATGCAGCAGTTCATTGGTCAGAACCCACAGGCTCCCAAGATCATGGGCGCAATCACGGCCCACATTGCAGAGCACGTTGGTTACCAGATGCGCCAGCAGATTGAGCAGCAGTTGGGCATGCCACTGCCTCCCGAAGACGAGAAGTTGCCACCGCAGATTGAGATTGCTCTGTCCGGCATGATGGCTCAAGCGGCCAATCAAGTGATGATGCAGAACAAAGCCAAGGCTGCGCAGATGCAGGCACAGCAACAGATGCAAGACCCTGTCATGCAGTTGCAGATGCAGGAACTCCAACTCAAAGGTCAGGAACTTGAGTTGAAGAAACAAAAGATCATGATGGACGCTGCTGCCAAGGCCGACTCACAGGCTTTGAAAGAGCAAGAAGTCAGCGGCAAACTAGAGTTGGAAGCTCTTCGCACAGGTGCGCAAATCAAAGAGAGCGAATTCAAGCAACAGTTTGAACAAGAACGTGCCGGTATCCAGATGGGTGCTGACATTGCAAAAAATAAGGCTGAGATGGCTTTACAAGCGCGTACTGCTGCGCTCTCAAACAGCAGCAAACAACGTGAGCCTAAATCATGATCCAAGACTTCGTACGCGTATTACGTGAAAAAATACGCACTGACATGAACAACTATGCCGATGACTTGGCTGGCGGTTCGTGCCGTACTTTTGAAGAGTACCAAAAACTCTGCGGGATTATTCAGGGTCTAGCCCTCGCAGAGCGTTATCTACTTGACCTTGCACAGAAAGTTGAAGAATCCAATGAGTGATCTTGATCTCTCCCCCGGTGCTTTTGCACTGCCTGAACCCATCCAGCCTCTGGATGCACCTGAAGCCGAAGCTAACGACGAGCAGAAAGCCACGCAACTCCCAATCCCCACAGGTTGGAAGATTCTTTGCGCGGTACCCGACATCTCTGAACGAGTGGATGGTACAAGTCTGGACTTAGTCCGGCCTATTGAGAGCATGCGCCAAGAAGAAACAGCAACCACTGTGTTGTTTGTTTTGAAAGTTGGCCCCGACGCGTACAACGACACCGCCAAGTTTCCTAACGGAGCATGGTGTAAAGAGGGCGACTTCGTGTTAGTACGTACTTACTCCGGCACAAGATTCAAGATCTTTGGCAAGGAGTTCCGTCTCATCAACGACGACCAAGTTGATGCTGTTGTGCAAGACCCTCGCGGCCTGACCCGCGCTTGAAAGGAAGAATATGGCTGACCCGTACAAGTTCCCCGACGAAGTCGAAGACAAGAAGCCCAATGAGGTTGAGTTTGAGATTGAAGGGGTGGATGACGTAGAGATTGAAATTGAAGACGACACGCCTGAGCGTGACAGAGGCCGCAAGCCCCTAGACCGTGAAGTGGCTGATCCAACCGATGAAGAAATCGAGTCCTATTCTGACAAAGTCAAAGGACGCATTAAAGAGTTGACCCACGCCCGTCATGACGAGCGCCGTGTCAAAGAAGCCACGATGCGTGAGAAGCAAGAGCTTGAGCGTCTTGCACAGCAGTTGATTGAGGAGAACAAACGCCTCAAACAAAACGTCTACACAGGACAAGAAGCCATCATTGAAGGCGCTAAGTCAAAAGCCGATTCTGAGTTGGCTATGGCAAGGCGTAAACTCAAGGAAGCCCAAGAGTCCTATGACACGGATGCCATCATTGAAGCCCAAGAAGCTGTGATGGACGCAAAGATTCGTGCAGAACAAGTAAAAAATTATCGTCCAACCCCTTTACAGGAAGATAATTTTGAGGTACAAACGCAACAAGCCCAACCTTCAAGGGCTGAACCGGACGAAAAAACTCTGCGCTGGCAGGCAAAAAACCAGTGGTTCGGACAGCAAGGGTTTGAGGAATACACCAGCTACGCACTAGGGCTGCATC